AGAGCCCGACCCCGCGCAGCAGATGGCTATGCAAATGCAGCAACAGCAGATGCAGATCCAAGAGCGTCAGACCGCTTTGGCTGAGGCCAAGCAGCAAATGGACGCGCAGATGGCACAGATGAAACTTGAGCTAGACCGGATGAAAGCACAGCAATCGTTTGCTATGCAGTCTGACAATCTAGACCTGAAAGAGAGCCAGCTAGATCATAAGGTTATGGTCGATACAGCCGAGCTAGAGATTGCGAAGACAGCAGATGATGTCCGAGCGATAGCCTCGCCCACAGGCTAAGGTACTACCCCCAAGGAGAGCAAAACTATGACAGACGAAGAACTGGTCACCCAAGGTGACGAGGCAGAGCAGCTATTGGCAAGCCCTGCATTTAACAACTGCGTTAACACGTTGGTCGAAGGTACGTTTACAACATACGTCAATTCGGACCCAGCAGATGACGCAGGACGAGAGACCAACTACCGCCACTATCGCGCCCTCGTAGACGTGGCAAACACACTTAAACAATGGGTGTCGATCCGAGATGAAATCAACGACCGCACCATAGATCAAGACGACAACCGTCGAGAGGAAACGTAGGACCATGACAGACGTCCAAGCACACGAAGAACCTCAACCCCGTAGCCTCGATGCCGATGACGCTGCGGACGCCATTCTAAGCCGTTGGGAGGACGCGGAAACGCTATCCGACGAAGGTGAAGAGGCAGCAGACGAACCTCAACAAGATGAAGATGAGACACAGGAGGATACGTCTGACGAAGATCAGGATGACGAGACCGAGCAGACCGACGAAGAGGACGACGAGGACCCCGACGAAGAAAGCGAAGAACCCGAGACCGATGAAGCAGACGAAGTAGAGTTGTCGATTGATGACGATACTGAGGTCGAAATCATCGTCGATGGTGAAACGCAGCGGGTATCTATCTCAGCCTTAAAACGTCTGCACGGCCAAGAAGCCAGCCTGACCCGAAAGTCTCAGGACCTCGCTGCCCAGCGCAAAGAGGCCGACGCTGCCTATCAAAAGGCAAACATCAGTTACCAGAAGCTCCTCGAAAGAGCAGAAGCCCGTGCCAAGCCATACGCCGAAGTGGATATGTTAGTCGCCAGCCGCCAGATGGATGCTGACGATTTTGCGAAGCTACGAGCCGAAAGCAAAGACGCAGAAGCCGACCTAAAGTTCTTACGTGAAGAGGCAGACCACTTCTATCGCGGTGCCCAAGACCAGCAGAAAGTGCTGCATCAGCAGGCCGCGTCCGAATGCGTCAAAGTCCTTCAAGCCCAGATGCCCGAATGGAGCAACGATGTCTACAATGACATTCGCGCCTATGCGGTAGCGCAGGGCTTGCCAAGTGAGCAAGTGGATCAATACGTCGATCCGCAAGTTATTATGCTGTTGAACAAAGCCAGATTATACGACCAAACCAAAGCTACTGCTGAAACTAAAAAGCAGAAAGCTAAGGTGATCAGGGCCAAGGACGGCAACAAAGGCAAGAAGATCTTAAGGTCAACCAAATCACCAGTCCGCGAGGATAGTAAGTCCCGTCGAGTTAAGAAGGCTCAGGACGTGCTGAGATCAAAGAATGGTGATTCTGATGATATAGCGGAGGCCCTCCTTGCTAGATGGGAGCAATAACCCAACTACAACTAAGGAGGTAGCTCATGGCTACTTATACAACCTACAATCAAGTGGGTCAGGCTGAAGATGTTTCAGATATCATAACCGACATAACTCCAACCGATACCCCCTTCACTTCTTTGATGAAGTCCGAGAAAACACATGCTCGTACTTTTGAATGGCAGGAAGACAGCCTTGCAGCAGCAGGCGTCAATGCCGCTATTGAAGGGGCAGATGCCAGCATCGGTACTCTGACACCTACAACCATGCGATCTAACACCTCGCAGATCCTGACGAAGGCTTTCCAAGTCTCCGCGACTGCCGATGTCATCAAGACTTACGGTAGAGCAAAGGAAACCGCTTATCAACTTGGGCGTGTTCTCAAGGAAATGAAGCGCGATCAAGAGCGGGCGTACGTCGGTGTATCTCAAGCCGCAGTCACTGGCACAGCTTCGGCAGCGCGTAAGATGGCCTCAGTCGATCAGATGATCACCGCTGCTACTGCTGCGGGTTCTGCTGCTCTGACTGAGACGCACATCCTCACTGCGGGCCAAGCTGCTTATGAAGCAGGATCGACCCCAGACGTGCTGATGATCAAGCCTGCGGATGCGCTCATCGTAGCCAACTTCGCGGCTGCGTCAGGTCGTAATCGTGAGTTTGCTAGCACTAAGACGCTGGTGAATGTGATCGATATCTATGTAGGACCTTTCGGCACTTATAAGTGTGTGTTGAACCGCCATAGTCTCGCTTCGGTTGCATGGCTGATTGACCCGTCGATGTTTAAGCAAGTAGTTCTGCGCCCTTACACGCGGACCTTGTTGGCGAAGACAGGCGACTCGGACAAGCACCAGATCGTCTATGAAGGCTCAGTAAAACACATGAGTTTTGCAGATAGTCACAAGATCACTGGCCTTACCTAGACCTAGGCCCGTGTAAAACATTGAGGTCCGGCGGGACCAAGCAGACGAAGGTTGGTTGCTCTCCTTACTTCGTCTCCCCCGCCGGTCCTCTTTTCCAAACTCAATAGAGCAACAGCACAGAGCACTCTCAAAATGACAAAAGATAATAAGCCCGCCCCGCGCACACTGCTGGGCGTTGAAACAGAGTATTTGCAAGAGGGCAACAATGTTACCTTTAAGCATACCCAAGAGATCACCCCCGCCTTCATGGATGACCTTAAGGACAGCAGAAACGCGAGTAGTGAAACCCGCGAAAAAGACTTTCAGCGTGTCGCCTCGATACCCGTTGCCGTTCACGAGCAATGGCTCCGCGAAGGCTTCGACCTTTACAAAGCCAGCGTCAAAGAAATCACCAAGCGTTTGCGTGACCAGTCTCTGGATTACTTTATGGCAACTGATAAAAGGAACTAGCCCGTGAACAAAGGTGCCATTCGTACTCACTTTAAGGCCTTGCTGAACCGCAGTGATTGCGTCAACGCTCTGGCCGACACCTTTATCGATCAGGGCATCTCACGCATTCAGCGCGTTCTCCGTATCCCATCGATGGAAGCCATACAGACCTATGCAATCAGCGGTCAGACGGGGTCTATCGCCCTGCCTGCTACCGCTCTGGAGGTCCTCGACATATATCATAACAACAGCGCCCTGACGCGGGTGCCCCTGCATGAGATGCTTGAGTTCAAAGCTACCGGCCAAGTCGGCACGGCCACGCACTTCAGCCAGCAAGGCACGACGATACTGCTGTTTCCCGAGCCCAGTAGTGGCACGGTCAACGTGAGCTACTATGGCCCGTTCGCCACCATGACAGCCGACAGCGATGAGAACGCGCTTGCCGCGACGTCCAGCGATCTGATCATGTACTCTGCGCTGTCGTATGCCGCCGACTATTTCTTGGACGAGCGCGGCCCCATCTTCGAGCAAAAGTACGGGCAGTTTCTCGCCGAAGAACAGGAGCAAGCCAACGAGGCAGCGCAGGCAGGCAGTATCCAAGTCATGCGGCCTAGCGCCCAATACGCGGACTGACGGGTGCATGTGTTTGCCCTGCTCGTCTTTGTTAACGGGGCTGCATCAGAGGGCCCTGCGATGCTCTTTGCTAGCGTCACAGCCTGCAATTACCACGCACGCGAGATCGTCCGTCGATACGGTCATCTGACGAGCCCCAAGCACTATGCGCTGGCCTATTGTGTGCCCCGCTTTCTTGAGAACCCCGACCAGCACAAGGTGTACAAATATGACGAGTAAGAACGAATGGACGGGTGCCACCATAGTACTGGCTTTGGTTGGGCAAGGTGCGGCGATTGTGTGGGCCGTCTCAGGCATGGTCAAAGACATCGAGGCCAACACGATTGACGTGCAGGAGATCTCATCACGCATGTCGCAGGTTGAGGGCACAGCACACAGCCAAGCCGTCACGATGGCACGCATAGACGCCAATCTTGAGGCGATCAGAGACGCCATTGATCTGATGGTCTCCGCTAAATATTAACGAAATACGAGGAATTAAGCTCATGCCAGTGGCCGAGATATTAGCGGGAGCAGCATTGGTAAAGGCCAGCATCGACGGTATCAAAAGCACAATCGGTGCGGCCAAAGACATCAGTCAGATCACCACTGACTTAGACAACTTGTTTACCGGCGCACAGCAGATACGCCAACAAAAGAAACAGGCGAAGGCCACGGGCCAATCAGCGACCGAGATCGTCATCCAAGAAGAGTTGGCAAAAGAGGCCATCGAGGACGCAAAACAGCTTATTATGGCTCGTTGGGACTGGGGTGTATGGCAGAAAGTGATATCGCTCCAGAAAGAAATGCAGCTAGCCGCAAAGCATAAAGCAGCCGCCGATGCCCGCGCCGCTAAGATCCGAAAAGAAGAGTTTGAGAGCGCCGCAACGGTCGGAGCCTCGTTGATCCTCGGCATTCTTGTTGTCACCATAATCGCCCTCGTCGTTTGGGCCATGCAGTAAGGAGAGAACATATGACTATAGCAATGGAACGCATATTAGCTTGGAAGCTTCTGCCCCGAGCAATGATGATCTGTGTCATGATATTGACCTACCAAAGTGTGCATTGGTTTATGCAAATTCCCGAGCCAAACACACAGCAATCAGCGCTCGTATCCATCTGCATGGGCTCACTTAGCGGCTGCTTCGCCGTCTGGCTGGGGCATGAGAAATGATCGGCGCAATAGTCTCCGCAGTAAGCGGGCTGGCGACGTCTTACATTGACGGTAAAACAGCGATCCAAAAGGCCAATGCAGAGATACGTATCAAGAAGGCATCCAGCGAGACTGACTGGGAGCAGGCGGCAATCGAAGGTTCAAAGGACAGCCTTAAGGATGAGGTTTGGACCGGTGTTTTCGTCTTAATCCTGTGCGCTAATTTCGTTCCGTCGTTGCAGGAACATATGCGCGTTGGCTTTGCCAATCTTGAGACCTGTCCAGAGTGGGTCAAGTGGGGAATGTACGCAAGTATTTGCGCAAGCTTTGGCTTCAGGACGCTGCGAGGTTTTAGCAAATGACCGTCGTCGTTCCCTTCCCCGCACTCAATGATGTCGATGCCCAGTGGCTGGAGCTTGAGCGTCAGAGACGGCTTGTGCGTGAGCAGACGGCCTTAATAAACAACCAAACAAGAGAGAGCAAAGACGATGACAGCAAGTAACTTTGATCACTGCCTTGAGATGTTACTCGAACACGAAGGCGGCTTCACCTCAGACCCCCATGATCGTGGCAACAGGAACGGTGGCTCAACTATGCTCGGCGTCACCAGTGCCGTCTGGGAAAAGTGGACTGGTAAGCCCGCAGACCACGACACAATGCGGGCGCTAGAACCCAAAGATATCGGCGAGATGTACAGGTCATGGTACTGGGACGCTGTGCAAGCTGATGACCTCAAGGCAGGCCTCGATTGGTCAGCCTTTGACTGGTGCGTCAACTCAGGGGCCAAGCGCCCGAGCCGTGCGATGCAGAAGGCCTGCGGTGCCTCTCCTGACGGCGTCATAGGTCCTAAGACACTCGCTTTACTAGACAGAGAGGATGCCATGCTGACAATCAACAACGTGCATAAGCAGCGAGAGGCTTTCTACCGCCGCCTAAGCGACTTCGACCGCTTCGGCAGAGGATGGTTACGCCGCAATGACGAGACCCGCGACCAAGCACTTAAGATGGCTGCGGCGGGGGCTAATTGATGTGGACCGCCATAGTGCTAGTCTGCACAGCCCTGCCAACCCCTAGCTGCGTCAGCGGCGGGGGTCCAGCTTTCGCAACCGAGGAAGAGTGCATCAACAACTTCGCCGAGGTTGGCATTCCGCACCTTGTTCGCAACTTTCCCAACTCAAAGATCGCAGGAGCCCGCTGCATAATGTGGGGACCTAACGACCTCAAAGACGATGTCGCATTATAGTACTAAAGCTTAAGCACCGAGTGATATCGGTGTTTTTTCAACTTGGCGCAGGGGATATCAAAAGTGTGAACCCGACGCGCACGTTATAACGTACGTAACAACGTACAACTTGGAATTGTGGGTACCGCTGTTAGCACTAGAT